CCTCGACACCAAGTACAACGACGAGTTGGCCAGCGGCAACATCATCAGCATGGGCGTCGAGCTGGACAGCGTCGGCCAGCCGGTCGCCTACCACCTGCTGACACGCCACCCAGGCGACACCTTGCGCGGCGGTACTGCCGCGCGGAATAGCTCTAGGGTTTGGCTTTTCAGCATAGTGAAATCGGGTGGGCTACGTGAGGCGATGCCGCAGACGGCGGCATGGATTGACGAACTAAGAACGGCATTCGGGGTGGAGATGATCAATAAATCAATCAAGGACGGGCTGGCAGGCGAGGGGAGTTTTTATGCTGCCGAGGCGGGGCTGGAAATCGGCAACCGACCGCGTGACATTGCGGGGCATGGTGTGCGCGGCGACGAGCTGGCACGGGCGGCGAGCTGCGACGGCTGCCGCCACCTGTTCCTCAAGCTGATTTCGCCCGACGGTGGCCACAAGCAGCGCGCTTGCCATAAGTACCGCGTCGCCACGCAGCGCTGTGCCGACTGGGCGACGAAATGAAAATCAGCGTGGACGTTCGCGGCTTCGATGCCGTGCAGAAAAAGCTGGCCGGGCTGCAGGCTGGAATCAAGGACCAGGTACTGGCCGCCGCGATCAACAAGACCGCCGCCAAGGCACAGACGGAAGTTAACCGCGCGATCCGTGAGGAATACCTGGTCAAGGCGGACGAGGTCAGGAACTCCATGTCGTTGCGCAAGGCCAACAAGGGAAACATCGAGGCCGTCATCGACATCTTCGGATCGAAGAAAAAGCGCGGCCGGTCGGCGAACATGATTCACTTCCTTGCGGCATTGCAGTCGGCAGGCGTGGCGGTCAAGACGCGCGGCGCCGTCGGGGTCAAGAAGAAAGACCTGGCCGCCATCGGGCGCCAGCTCGGTTTTCAGATCAAACGCGGTAGCGGCATCAAGCAGATTCGCGGGGCGTTCATCGCCAACCGGGGCCGTACCGTTTTCATTCGGGAAGGCAAGGAGCGCCTGCCGATCAAGCCGGTCCAGGTGATCGGTTTCTCGCAGATGTTCAGCAGCAAGAAGATCAGCAAGCGGGTGATGGACAAGGTCGACCGCGACCTGGTGGTCGAAGTCGAACGCGCGATCAAGCTGGTTATGGAGCGCAATAGATGACCTGGGCCAACTACGACGACGTACTCGACCAACTCACCGCCGGCGGTCTGGTCCTGCGCGACGGCCTGCAGATCGACACCCCGCGCCCGGTGCGCTGCTTCATTGACGGTGGCGACCGCGAGCGGCGCGGCTGGTTCTGGCTCAACGACATCGAGCTGGACGACGCCAACGGCCAGCGCCAGCGCTACATCACCGGCGCCTGGGGCATCTATCACGGCAACGACAACGGCAAGCAGGCCGTCAAACTCAACCGCAGCGGCGCCCCGGCGCTGACGCCGGCCGAGCGCGAGGCCATCAAGCTGCGCCACGACGCGCAGATGAAGCGCGTCAAAGCCATTCGCGCCGCCGAAGCCAAGAAAGCCGCCGACCAGGCCGACGCCGCCTGGCGCAAATACTTGCCGACCGGCGAATCCGACTACCTCAAGCGCAAGGGCGTGCAAGGCTACGGCCTGCGCTACTCGCCATCCGGCAACGGCACGCTCGCCGTCCCCATGCAGCGGGACGGCCGCATCGTCGGCCTGCAGATCATTCGCGGCAAGGATCGCGGCAGCAAGCTCGAAAAACAATACTGGCCGGCCGGCATGGACAAGGTCGGCGCTTACCACCTGATCGGCGGCATACCGCGCGGCCTGGTGCTGGTCGCCGAGGGCTACGCCACCGCCGCCACGCTGCACGAAGCCAGCGGCCTGCCGGTCGCCGTCGCCTTCGATGCCGGCTCGCTGATGCCGGTCGTTGCCGCCCTGGCCAAGACCTACCGCAGCAGCAAAATCCTCATCTGCGCCGACGACGACTACCTGACCGCCGGCAATCCCGGCGTCGAAGCCGCGCGCCTGGCCGCCACCGCGCACGGCGCCGCCTACTTCAAGCCCGAATTCGCGGAAGAAAGAAGCACCACGAAGAAGGGCCCGACCGATTTCAACGACCTGCACGCCCTCGAAGGCATCCACGTCGTCCGCAATCAACTGACCGCCGCCCTGGATCGCCTTGGTTTGAGCGTTCCCGCCGCGCGGGAGATCCACACCGGGGGGCAGGGGGAGCCGCCACAGAAGAAAACCCTCGTCTCATTACTCAGTGTGGGCGAGGCAACCGAGCGCTTCGCGCTGATCTACGGCGGAAAAGGCACGCTGTTCGATCACCAGGAACATCTGCTCGTCCCGAAGACCGATGTGCTGGACATAATTCCGGATCACGGCTGGCGCGAGTGGAAGCTGCGCGAGGATCGCAAGGTCGTCCGCCTGTCCGAAGTCGGATTCGACCCCGCCGGCACCGACCCCGCCATCCGCTGCAACCTGTGGGGCGGCTGGCCCACCGAGCCGAAAGCCGGCAAGTGCGACCGCCTGCTCGAACTGCTGCAATACCTGTGCAGCGGCGAGCAGAACGCCGGCGACCTTTACACCTGGGTGCTGCGCTGGCTCGCCTACCCGATGCAGCACCCCGGCGCCAAGATGCGCACCGCGCTCATCTTCCACGGCCCGCAAGGCACCGGCAAAAACTTGTTCTTCGAATCAATCATGGCCATCTATGGCGAATACGGCCGCATCGTCGGCCAGGCCGAGATCGAAGACAAGTTCAACGACTGGGCCAGCCGCAAGCTGTTCCTCATCGCCGACGAAGTGGTGGCGAGGCAAGAGCTTTACCACGTCAAGAACAAGCTCAAGTCCTTTGTCACCGGCGAATGGATACGCATCAACCCCAAGAACGTCGCCGCGCACGATGAGCGCAACCACTGCAACGTCGTCTATCTCTCCAACGAAATCCAGCCGCTGCCGCTCGAACAGGACGACCGCCGCCACTTCGTCATCTGGACCCCGGCCAAACTCTCCGGCGACTTCTACCAGGACATCCGCGACGAAATCAACGCCGGCGGCATCCCGGCCCTGCACCAGCACCTGATCGACCTCGACCTCGGCGACTTCGACGAACACACCAAGCCGCCGGAAACGCAGGCCAAGCGCGACCTGATGGATGTCGGCGCCGGCAACGTGCAGCGCTTCATCCGCGCCTGGCTGAATGGCGACACCGCGCACCCGGTTTGCCCATGCGGCTCGGCAGACCTCTATAACGCCTATTTCCACTGGTGCCGGGCCGACGGCGTGCGCAACCCGCGCGAAGCCAACCAGTTCATCGGCGAGATCGCCAAGCTGGCCGGCTGGAGCAAGGGCCACAAGGATCGCTACGACTCGCTGCACTACGTCGGCAAGCCGATCCGCCAGCGCTTCGTGCTGCCCAGCGAGGAAGTATTGACGCAATCCGCGCGCGCCGGCCATGCCGACTACCGCAAACCAGCCGAACAAACCCAGACGCAATGGCTCACCGACTGTTTTTTCGCCTTCGCCGAAACGACCAAGGCCCACCCATGACCGCACACCGCACACCACACCGCACACCACACCGCACGGGCAAAACCCGCGCCAATAGGGCAACCGCACGGGCGCACGGGCTTTCCCGCGTAGGTGCGCGTACACGTGCAAATACCTGCGCTCGCCCATCCCGCGCGCAAGAGTTCACGTACACGTGTGCAAACCCCGTGCGCCCGTGCGGTCCCTGTGTCCGTGCGGGTCTTGCCCGTGCGGTCACCCGTGCGGTGTGGTGTGCGGTGTGCGGTGCGCCTGAATCCGCACCCGGATCGCGCGCATCTTCTCTCTCATACCCCCGCTAAAAGAAAAAGAAGATGACTGAGACAACCACCCCGCCGGCCACCATGAAAAAAGGCGACTTCGCCCGCTTCCTCGGCCTGGCCCCGTCCTACATCACGGCGCTGGTCAAGGCCGGGCGCGTCGTCACCGAAGGCGAAGGGCGCGGCGCGCTGGTCAAGGTCGCCGAATCGGTGGCGCTGATCGAAGCGACGCAAGCCGGGCGCTTCGATGTGGCCCGCCGGCATGCAGCAGCGCGCCGCCGTGGCCAGAACGAGGCGCAGGGCGATGCACTGGTACGGTCAACGCCGGAAAACGCCCCAAAACGCGATTCTGAAAGCCACGACCCCGAGCGCCTGGTCGATGCCAAGACGCGCAAGGAATCGGCGCAGGCCGACCAGGAAGAAATGAAAGCCGCGCAGATGGCCGGCAACCTGATCGCCCGCGAGGACGTCGACGCCGCCATGAAGTTCCTCGGCGCCAGCGTCCGTGCCGCGATGGATGTCTTCCCCGACCAGACGGCCCCGGTGCTATGCGCCGTGACCGACCTCAACGAAACCCACGCCCTGCTGACAGAAGCCTGCCGCAACGTGCTGCACGACATTGGGGTGGCGATTGAACGGCAGTTCGAACAGATGGCGCGCCCTGGATAATGCGCAAACTTCCCCACGCCATCCCCTACTGCCTGACCACGCTGGCCGCCGCGCTGGCGCCCCGGCGCGCGCTCACCGTCAGCCAGTGGGCTGACGACCACCGCGTGCTGTCCGGCAAGCAGGCGGGCGAGCGCGGGCGCTGGCGGACTTCGCGCAATCCGATCCTGCGCGAGATCATGGACTGCCTGTCAGCCAGTTCGCGCGTCACTGACATCTGGGTCATGAAGTCCTCGCAGGTCGGCGTCACCGAGGCCACCGTCAATTTCCTCGGCTACACCTTCGACCACGCGCCGGCCCCGGTGATGGTCCTGATGCCGACGCTCGACAGCCGCGACGCCTGGAAGGCGCAGAAGCTCAACCCGCTGCTGCTCGAAACGCCGGTCATCCGCGATCTGCTCGGCGGCCAGCGCTCGCGCGATTCCGCCAACAGCAAGGACATGATCGACTTTCCCGGCGGCGTCCTGTTCCTGGCCGGCGGCAACTCGCCCAACTCCTACGCCCAGCGCAGCGTGCGCTACCTGATCATGGACGACCTCGACCGCTTCCCTGGCGAAGTCGGCGATGAAGGCGATCCGGTATCGCTCGCCAAGGGCCGCACCAAGGCATTCGCCCGCGCCAAGCGGCTGTTCATCTCGACGCCCACCGTCAAGGGAGAAAGCCTGATCGAGCGCGGCCACGCCGAATCAGACCAGCGCCGCTACTTCGTTCCCTGCCCGAGCTGCGGCGAATACCAGGCGCTGGAATGGGGCGGGCCGGAATCGACGCACGGCATCAAGTGGCGCGGCGAAGGCGAACGCCTCGAAGCCTTTTACGTCTGTTCCCACTGCCACGGCGAAATCTACGAACACCACAAGCCGGGGATCCTCGCCGCTGGCCGCTGGATCGCCGCCCACCCCGAGCGCAGCACGCGCGGCTACCATATCAGCGCCCTCTACGCGCCCATCGGCCTCGGCCCGAGCTGGGCCGACCTGGCGCGCGAATGGCGCACCGCCGTCAAGTCGCCCGGCACCCTGCGCACCTTCATCAACACCCACCTCGGCGAATGCTGGGAAGAGCAGGGCGACCACGTCGAGCCGACCGGCCTGCTCGCCCGCCTCGAAAATTACGAAGAACTGCCGCGCCAGCTCGCCCGCACCGCCGGCGTCGACGTGCAGAAAGACCGCCTCGAAGTAACCGTCGTCGATTGGGCCGCCGGCGAAGAAGCGTGGACGATGGACCACCTCATCGTCCCCGGAGACACCGCCCAGCCGGAAGTATGGGAACGCCTCGCCGAAGAACTCGGCCATTGGGCGCCCGACGCCGTCGCCGTCGATTCCGGCTACAACACCAGCATGGTCTACGCTTTCGTCGAAAAGCGCCGCTGGGCCATCGCCGTCAAGGGCCGCGCCGGCCCCGGCGTTCCCATCGTCGAGGACGAAAAGTCACGCCGCCAGCGCCTGCGCCGCCAGCGCAAGAAAGGCATCATGGTCCATCTGGTCGGCGACGACCAGGCCAAGGCCCTGATCTACTCCCGCCTCAAGATCGCCACGCCCGGCCCGGCCTACATCCACTTTCCGGCAGATCCGAGCTTCGATGACGAATACTTCGCCCAGCTCACCGCCGAAAAACTCGTCACCAAGATGCGCGGCACCCGGCCTTACGCCGAATGGCAGCAGACCCGCCCGCGCAACGAGGCCCTCGACTGCTGGAAATACGCCCTTGCCGCGCTGCGCCTGTCGGGGATCGACCTGCGCGCCAGGGCCGCTGCGGTCAACCCTGAAAAGCAGGCCAAAACCATCGCGCAAGCCAAGGCCGCGCGCCCCGTCAAACCGCACGCAATAGGCTGGTAAATGGACATCCTCGACCACATCGCCGACTACATCAAAGCCGAACTCGGCGCCGACATCTTCACCGACGCCCGGCGCGAAGAATTCATCGTGCAGTTCCGCATGGAATACGGCAAGGACCGCCATTACGTCTACTCGCTCGACGGATTCATGCACGAACGCCGCGTGCGCGAAGTCTTCACCGCCTTCCGGTCCGGCCTTACTCCGCGCGAGATTTCCGAGCGCATCGGCGTCAGCAAGCGGCGGGTAAATCAGATATTGGCGACGGTGGCGATGCCGGGAAACCATCTGCCTTAACCACTTCCCGCCGCCCCTGTAAAACGCTTCCATGAGCGCCCCTATCCCGACTACCGAGCCGGTCAGCATCCGTGCCGGCGATTCTGCGTCATGGCTGATTGCGTCGGCTGACTATCCGGCCGGTGATGGGTGGGGTCTCACCTACACCCTGATCAACGCCGCCGGCAAGGTCACCATCACCAGCGTTGCCTCGGGCAACGATCACAGCATTTACAAGCTGCCGGCCGTCACCGCGCTCTATGCGCCAGGCAAGTATTCATGGCAGTGCGTCGCCGCCAATGGCACCGATGCCTACACCATCCGCAGCGGCGACATGGAAATCCTCGCCAGCTTCGCCGCCGCCGCCACGCTCGACGCCCGCAGCCATGCCGAAAAGACGCTGGCCGCGCTCGAAGCATGGATCGAAGGTCACGACATGGCCGTCAGCGAATACGAAATCGCCGGCCGCCGCATGAAATACATCCCGATTGACCAACTGCTCAAGCTGCGCGACCAGTACCGCCGCGAAGTGCGCGGCCAGTCGGCAGCCGCGTCCGGTCGCGTTTACTTGAGGTTCTGATGGCCGCCCAACCGATTGCGCCTTTCAAAGGCAGTGTCATCCTGACCGAATTCGCCGCCGGCCAGCGCGCCAAGCGCGAAGCCGCTGCCCGCCGCGACATCGCCACCGCGCAACAAAAGGCATTCGCCGCCGCCCAGCTTAACCGCCTGACCTCATCGTGGCGCGTCACCGCCGAGCGCATCGACGACGAACTGCGCGCCGACCTCGACGCCCTGCGCCAGCGGTCAAGATCGCTGGAAAACAACAACGACTACGCCCGCAACTACCTCGACATCGTCGAAACCAACATCATCGGCGACAACGCCCCGCGCCTGGTGTCGCTCGCCGACAACGCGCCCGGCAACCCGGACACCGGCGCCCGCGAAGCCATCGTCGCCGCCTGGGCCGCCTGGGGCCAGCGTGGCACCTGCGAAGTCACCGGCAATTACTCCTTTACCGGGCTGTGCCAGGCCATCGTACGCGGCACCGCCCGCGACGGAGAATGCCTCGTTGCACTGCACCCGAATGCCGACAACGCCTTCGGCTTCGCCGTCCAACTGCTCGATGTCGACCGCCTCGCCACCTGGCTGATCCGCACCGCGTCCGAAAGCGAAAATGCGATTGTCGCTGGCGTCGAAATCAACGGCTACGGCAAGCCCGTCGCCTACCATTTCACCGCCGGCGAGGTGCATGGATCGCGCAGCACCACGCGCGTCACGGCGCAGACCATGCTGCACCGCTTCGTCATGCAGCGCCCCGAACAGAAACGCGGCATCCCGTGGATGCACGCCAGCATGCTGTCGATGCACTACGCCGGCGAATTCGCGCTGTCGGCACTGATGGCGGCCAAGGCCGGCGCCGACCACCTCGGGTTCTTCGTCACCCCGGACGGCGCACCGCCCGGCATCGGCGAAGAAGCCAGCGACGAAGCCGGCGCCCGCATCGCCACCAGCGCGCCCGGCACCTATGACACCCTGCCGGCCGGCGTCGACTTCAAGCAGATCGATAGCAAATACCCGAACGAAGTCTTCGCGCCTTTCCTGAAATCCGCCCATCAGCGCATGGCCAGCGGCCTGCCCGGCGCATCGTATCCTGAACTGTGCAACGACTACGAGGCGGTCAACTTCAGCAGCATCCGCGCCGCCATCATTTCGACGCGCGACGAATGGAAGAAGCGCCACAAGTGGTTTGCCGAATCCTGGCTGGAACCGATCTTCGCCGAATGGCTGCGCCTGGCGCTGGCCAAGGGCGCCATCCTGCTCGGCAACGGATCGCCGCTGCCGGTCGCCAAGGCGCAGAAGTTCGCCGCCCACGCCTGGCAATTCAGAGGATGGAGCTGGGTCGATCCGCTCAAGGACATCCAGACCGCCAAGGAAGCCATCGACCTGCGCGTCAGCAGCCGCACCCGCATCGCCTCCGAAATGGGCCGCGACATCGAGGAAATATTCGACGAATTGCAGAGCGAAGAAGCCCTCGCCGCAAAGTATGGCGTCACCCTGACCGCCGAACCGCCGCCTGCGCCGCCCGCACCGCCGCCGGAAGACGACGGCAGCAAGGCGCTTACCATTGCCTTGGCCAGATCGCTCGGCGAGGACCGCAAGGCCGGCGACACGGTGATTCACAACCACCCGCCGGCGGTCACGCTCAACCAGGGCGAGATCCGCAACGAAATCCACCTGCCGGCTGCCGAAGCGCCCGTCGTCAATGTGACCAACGAGGTCAACGAGCGCGAACAGGCGGCGCCGGTCATCAACTTCAACCCGACCACCAACGTCGCAGCGCCGAATGTAGAAGTCTCAGTCGACGCCATCATGCCGGCCGAAACCGAACTGCGCATCACCGCCCTGCCGGAACGTGTCACCACCACCGAAATCGTCCGCGACGCCGCCGGCAATATCGCCGAATCGAAGCAGACCGAAAAAGACGCCTAAAGGAGCCGCACCATGTCCAAGTCAAACACCTTTGAAAACGACCTGCTCAAGCACGTTTTCAACAACGACGCGATCGCCCTGGTCGGCGACGCCACTGGCCTGCGCGGCTCGACCGTCGCCGGCAGCCTCTACGTCAGCCTGCACACCGCCGACCCCGACGAAGGCGGCGACCAGACGACCAGCGAAACCGCATATACCACCTACGCCCGCGTCGCCGTGGCACGCACCGCCGGCGGCTGGACAGTCAGCGGCAACACCGTCAGCAACGCCGCCCTGGTGCAGTTTCCGCAATGCGGCGTCACCGGCGCCACGCTGACCCACTTCGGCGTCGGCACCGACGCAAGCGGCGCCGGCAAGCTGCTCTACTCCGGCGCGCTGACTGCCTCGCTCGCCGTATCGTCCGGAATTCAGCCGCAGTTCGCCGCCGGCGACCTCGACGTCACCGAAGACTAAGCAATGGCCGGTTTCCGCAACGTCGCGCAGTGGGCAGCTGCACCGGACGCCGGCCGCTACCACCTGACCACCTTCCGCAAGGCAGTGGCCAGCGCGGCGACGGTCGCCAACGACTTCGTCGATTACACCTATTTCGCCGGCAACCCGCCCGCCAACTTCTACGCCTCGGCGCCGCTCGAAGCCGCCACCGTCGAATTGCTGCGCGGCATCAACGTGCCGCAGATCGCCAGCCAGTACCTCAAGCGCATCACCGTCATGTCGGCGGCTGCTTCCGCGACGGGAACCACCAACCAGAACCAGCGTTTGCTGCTGGCGGATTATCTGCTCTACTACCCGTTCGTCGATACCGACGCGGTCGGCGAGCAGCAGGACATGGTTCAGTCGGCATCCCTGCCGCGCTACGCCACCGGCGCCGGCGTGCAGATCATGGCCGTCGCGCAGTCGGCATCCTCGACGGTCGGCACCTTTACCGTCAGCTACACGAATCAGGCCGGCGTGCCGGGCCGCACCAGTTCGCCCGCCTATACAAAGGTCGTATCCGGCGGCGGCACGCTGGTCAGCAGCACAACCAACGCCGTCGCCGGATCGCAGCCTTTCATCCAGTTGCAGGCGGGCGACAGCGGCGTGCGCTCCATCGAGTCCGTCACCTTCTCGGCAGCCGGCGGCGGCCTGCTCTGCCTGGCGCTGGTCAAGCCGCTTTACCACTTCTACAGCACGCAGGAATGCCGCCGCACCACCACCGGCAACCTCGAAAGCTACGGCGCCGCCTCGCAGTTTGAAACCGTGCTGCACGGCCCGCCGGTCGAAATCAAGCAGGGCGCCGTCCTCGGCATCATCGGCCTCGGCAACGCCGGCAGCCTCGCCTCGTCGGTGCTGACCGGCATCCTCGAAACCACCTGGAGCCAATGACATGGGCTTTACCTCGCAAGACGACCTGATCAACCAGGTCACAACGAACGGCAAGATCGAACCCGTCGTCTATCAGAAAACCTCCGTCGCAGTAGGGCAGGCCGGCCATTGGCAGCATTTGCTCAACTCGGTCGGCAGTATCCCTGCGGCAACCTTCGGCGGCTCAGAGGCGACCTTTACCGCGACCGATAACACCTGGTCGGAAGGCGCCATCGCCATCGGCGACCAGACCTCGCCGGCCACCAAGCATATTCTGAGCATGGGCGCGTCGGTCGTCGCCGCTGCCGGTGCGCCGTGGTTCGTGCTGCCGATCGACCTGGTCGGCTACGCCAAGCTGACGACCACCAACGTCAGCACCACCGGCACCAAGGCCATCACCATGACGGCTATCGGAAGTTCGGCATCGAACGTCGACCGCTACGCAAACGGCGAAGGCTTGCGCCTGTTCATCGGGTCCTATTCCACGATGGGCGCGAATGCGCCGACCATGCAAGTCACCTACACCAACAGCGCCGGCGCGACGGGCCACGTGACGACGGCGGGCTGTGTCTCGACCGCTGCGGCAACCAACGGCACCGTGCTGAACTCGGGCAACGCCGCGAACAAGTACGGGCCATTCTTACCGCTGGCCGCTGGCGATACCGGCGTCAAGGACATCGAATCGGTTATCTGGGGCGGCACTGCCCACGCTTCCGGCTCGGTCGTCGTGTGCCTGTGCAAGCCGCTCTGCATGCCGATACCTGTCCCGGCCACCGGCCTTTACAGCATGGTCGACTTCGTCAATACCCTGCCTAGCCTGCCGCGCCTGAAAAACGGGGCCAATGTGACCTTCCTTGTCTTCGGCACCGGCGCCACGACTGCTGCGGCGACCGTGTATGCCAACTTCGATTACGGCTGGGGCGGCTAATCCATCATGGGCCTGTTGCAGAACGGCTATCGGCATAACCTGACCAGCCGCCTGATCGGCGCGACCAACCTCGCCGGCTGGAACCCGACCGGCGGCGTCTATAACGGCCACCGCACGGCAGCAATGCGCAACCAGTTCGCCGGCCCGGCGATCACCGACGACCTCGCCGCCGTGCCGGCCGGCGCCCGCCCGCCGGTCGCCTGGATCATGCCGCGCAAGGCCGGTGGCCTGTCCGCCCACAACGAGGCACGCGGCAGCGCCGCCGCCACGCTGGCGATGGCCTCCGGCATCAACGTCGCCGGCACCGCCGCCGGGGTGGCCATCACCGTCGCCGGAACCTTGCAGCTCGTCGTTTCCATGCTCGGCACCTCGGCCGGCGCCGCGCTCGCCGAAGGCAACATCCGCGCCGCCCTGTTGCTTGCCGGCATCGCCAGCGGCCAGGGCAGCCAGGCCGCCACCATCGGCGCGCTCGCCTGGGCCACCGGCAGCGCCGCCGGCAGCGCCACGGCCACGCTGACCCGCTACGCCACCGGCCGCCTGGCCGGCAGCATTACCCCATTCACCGACCTGTCGCCGCAAAGCCTGGCCGCCGCCGTGATGGCCGCCGCACAAGCCGAACCGATCCATGCCGACATCCGCCGCGTCAATTCCTACGCCGTCGACGGCGATGGTCAGACCGGCACGGAGTGGGGTCCGGTCTAAATGGCCTCGTCATGGGGCGGCTCATGGGGTAGCGCCTGGCGCGACGCCTGGGGCGCGATCTTCGCCGACCCCGGCGCCATTCGTGGCCACGCGCACGGGTCAGCCATCGCCGTCGCCCGCCTCACCTCTACCGGCGAGCAGCCGGCGGAAAGCGTCGGCGGAACCCCTGATCGCAAGAAAAAGCCCCGCGTTGGCTGGGTGTACAACCCGCTGCCGGTCATCGAGCCGACGCGTGGTCCGGTCGAGGAAGTCGAATCCATGATCCTGTGCGGCGCCCTGTAACAGTGGGAAACCCGCTGCCTTAATTGCTTCCCGCAAGGCCGGTAAAACGTCACTCATGGAGGCTTGCCCATGAGTTTGACCCGCGATCTGCGTTTTGCCCACGACACCCGCGCCGCCCACAAGGACGGCGAAGACCTGGTGGTCGAGATGTCTTTCGCCTCTGCCCAGCCCTACGAGCGGTGGTGGGGGATCGAGGTTCTCGACTGCTCTGCCGCTGCGGTCAATCTTTCGCGCCTCAACGACGGCGGCCCGCTCCTTTTTAACCACGATTGGGACGCCCTACGCGGCCATCATGTGCCGGGCAGCGTGCGCTGCGACGCCGACCAGACGGTACGCGGCAATGTCGCAATTTCATGGGCCGCCGACGACGGCAAGACCATCAAGCTGGTGCAGGGCGGTCATCTGACCAAGACCTCGACCGGCTACGAAATTCACGAAATCGTCGAGAAATCCGACACCAAATCAAGAACCCTGGATGGCCAGCTATTTGACCGGGTGCTGACGCGCAGTCACGCACAAGCGCCCGGCGATGTGGCCGCCTTCCGGCGCGCGCTGGATGCCGCCGCCGGAACCTTTGAACGGGCCGCAGACGAGCCGACCACCTACGTCGTCACGCGTTGGGAAATCCTCGAAAACAGCCTGGTCACCGTGCCTGCCGATACCTCGGTGGGCCTCGGCCGCAGTCTCGCATCCGCACCCCAGCCCCTACCCGCTATTCAGGAGAACAGCACCATGTCCGAACAAGACAACAAGCCGCAAGTCGACGTCGCCGCCATCGAGCGCGCCGCATCCGACAAGGCCAACAAGCGCGCCGCCGACATCCTGGCGCTCGCCGAGCAGTTCAAGGATTACAGCGATGTGCGCGCCATGTCCGACGCCGCCATCCGCAACAACCAGACCACCGAAGATTTCACCGCCGCGCTGTTGAAGCATGTCGGCGAGAAGTCGAAGAAGGTCGATATTTCAATCGGCATGAACGACAAGGAAATCAAGCAGTTTTCGATCATCAAGGCGCTGCGCGCCATGACCGAAAACGACTGGTCTGGTGCCGGCCTTGAACGCGAAGCCTCGCGCGCCATCGCCGACAAGATTCGCGGCCTCGGCGTCGAACGCGCCGGCTCCGGTCGCGGCTTCTTCATCCCGCTCGAAGTCCAGCATCGTGACATGACGGTCGGCACCGCTGCCAACGGCGGCAACATGGTCGCCACCAACCTGCGCCCGCAAGACTTCATCGGCCTGCTGCGCAACCGCATGCTCGCCATGCAACTCGGCGTGCGCCGCCTGGGTGGTTTGGTCGGCAACGCCGACATCACCAAGCAGACCGCTGGTGCGACCGCTTACTGGCTAGCCACGGAAGCCACGGCGATCACCGAAGCGCAACAAACCCTCGGCCTGTTGCAACTGCGCCCGAACAACCTCGGCGCCTACACCGAAGTCTCCCGCCAGTTGATGCTGCAATCGACGCCGGATGCCGACGCCTTCGTCATGGAAGACCTCGCAGCCCAGCTCGCCGTCGCCATCGACACCGCGATCCTCGTCGGTACGGGAACCGAGCAGCCGCAGGGCATCGTCGGCACCGCCTCGGTCGGCGCCGTCACCGGCACCACGCTGGGCCTCGCCGGCCTGATCGAAGCGCAGACCGATGTCGCCGGCGCCAACGCGCTGAACGCAAACTGCCGCTACGTGACGACCCCGGCTGTCGCCGGCCTGCTCGCGCAACGCGCCCGCATCGCCTCGACCGACTCGGTCACGCTGTGGAAGGGCAACATCAACGACGGCATGGTCGAAGGCTACATGGCCCACACGACCAACAGCATGACCGCCGCAACCGCCATCTTCGGCGACTTCTCCCAAGCCATCCTGGCCGAATGGGGCGTCCTCGAAGTCGATGTGAACCCCTACGCGAACTTCGCCGCCGGCATCACGGGCATCCGTGCCTTCTACACCTGCGACGTGGGTGTGCGGGTTCCGGGCGCCTTCTCGGTCATCGGCACCATCACCTAAACGGCAGCGGGCGGGCTACGGCCCGCCTGCCACCCAAAGGAAACCAGATGGAAGTCCTCGTCCTCAAGGCATTCATGGCCAACGGCAAGCCCCAGCCGCCCGGCACGGTCCTCGACCTGCCGGTCGCTGACGCGCATTACGCCATCGGCCTCAAGCGTGCCGAGCGCATCGAACCGGTTGCGGTAGAAGCATCGCCGCCCGTGGCGAAGCGTCCGCGCAAGGCCAAGGCCGACTGATGGCCTTCGTCGAAGACAGCGACCCGTTCCTTGCCGACTTCGCCGTGTCCGCGACGAAGAACGGCTCGGCCACGGTTTCCGGCGTTTTCGACAAAGCTTACGGCGAAGCCTACGGCATGATTGCCGGCACCGACCCCGTCTTCCGCTGCCCGACCGCCTCGGCTGTGGTGCGCGGCGACACCCTGCTGATCGGCGGCGTGACCTACACGGTGACGCACGTCGAAGGCGACGGCACCGGCTGGGATGTCTGCCGCCTGGAGGCCGCATAAATGGCCCACGCCCGCCAGACCATCCGCGAAGCCGCTGCGACCCTGCTCACCAACCTGACCACCACCGGCTCGCGCGTCTTCCAGAGCCGCATGGCGCCGCAGGAATCGCTGCCGTGTTTGCTGATCACGACCAACGACGAGGAAATCACGCCGGGAACGATCAGCGGCATGGCCGAACGCCACCTCGACCTGGCCGTCACCGGCTGCGCCAAGTCGGCCAGCAACGTCGACGACACCCTCGACACCATCGCCGCCGAAGTTGAAACGGCAATGGCCGGTTTTTCCTATCGCAACGAACTCACCCGCCTCGAAGTTGATTTCGACGAGGCGGTCGAGAAACCGGCCGGGCGCATCGTCCTGACCTTCCGCATCACTTATTTAACCGCCGCCGGTTCGCCCGGCAACCCGATCTAAGGAGATCAAATCATGGCAGTCATCACCAAATGGGCGAACGTTGCCGTATCGGTTCAATCGGCTCTCGCCGCCACCAAGACCATCACCGCAATCACCAAGGCCAGCACCGGCGTCGTTTCCTCGACGGCGCACGGCTACAGCAACGGCGATTATGTGCTGATCCTGGCGCAGGGCATGTACCAGGTCAACTACCGCGTTTTCCGCGTGTCCGCCGTCGCCGCCGACAGCTTTTCGCTGGAAGGCGAGGACACCACCAACTACGGGACTTTCGTTTCCGGCACCGCGCAGAAGATCACCTTCGGCACTTCGCTGGCAACCCTGACATCGATCAACGCTTCGGGCGGTGACTTCGACTTCATCGACACCACCACGATCCACGACAACATCAAGACGCAGGTGCCGGGCCTGCCCAACCCGTCGAACTACACATTCGACTCGTTCTGGGACCCGTCCGACGCCGGCTTGGTCGCCTTGAAGTCGGCTTCCGACTCGCAGGCCCAGCGCGCCATCCTGTTCAGCTTCGCCAACGGCCAGAAGTTCACCTTCAACGCCTACGTCGGATGCTCGCTGTCGCCCACCGGCTCGGCGCAAGACCTGATCAAGACCACCGTCGTCTTCACGGCGCTGGGCGGTCCGAAGGCGTATTCGAGCTAAACGATGGCCCTCGACAGATCGGCCATTACCCTGCCCGACCTCCCGCGCGAGGATGTCGCCATGCCGGAACTCGGCGGCGATGTCACCGTGCGGGGCCTGCTGCTGCGCGACCGCATGGCGCTGTTTGCCGGCCTGCGCGACGACGCCGAGAACTTCGCGTCGATGGCCCGGCTGTTGCACCTGTCGGTCGTCGGCCCGGATGACCGGCCGCTGCTCACCGAGGCCGAGTGGGAATGCTTCGGCGGCGCCCATATCGACGCCGCGCTGCGCGCCTTCACCGTTGCCAAGCGCCTGGCTGGCCTCGATCCGGAGGAAGCCGCAAAAAACTGAGGGCGGCCCCTGAGCGCCGCTTTCTTTTCATCCTTGCCGCGCGGCTCGGGCGCACGGTGGCCGAACTAGAAGCAAACCTGACGGCGCGCGAATTCGCCGAATGGTTCGAGATATGGACCTGGCAGCCCTGGGAGGCGATCCCCGAGCCGCCGCCGGAAATTAAACCGCTTGACCCGCTGGCCTTTGCGAAATCGTTATGACCCAAAAAACCGAAGTCATCATCACCGCAAAGGACGAAACCCGCGCCGCCATCGCTTCGGCGCAACGCGGGTTGCAATCGCTGTCGGCTGCCGGTTCGCGCCTTGGTCAGACCTTTGCTTCGCTCGGGGTTGGTGGCGGCCTGCTCGGCTTTGTCGGCGGCGCCGGCCTGACGGCGACAATCAAGCAGACGATTGACGACCTCGACAAGCTGAACGAGGCCGCCGAGCGCATCGGCGTAACCGTCGAGGATTTGAGCGCACTCAATTTCGCCGGCCAGTTGAATGGCCTCGAATTCGAGGAAATGACGACGGCCTTGACCAAGCTGTCGGTCAAGATGCAGGAAGCAGCAAGCGGCAGCAAGGAAGCGTCAGACCTGTTCGCCGACCTTGGCATCAAGGTCACTGACTCCGCCGGAAAGCTGAAGTCGTCCGACGCGGTTTTTGCAGAAATCGCCGAACGCTTTGCCAGCTTCGAGGACGGTGCCGCAAAAACGGCGCTGGCCGTCGATCTGTTCGGAAAGTCCGGCGCAAAGCTGGTGCCGGTGCTTAATGGCGGCGCCGCTGGCATCAAGAGCATGCGCGACGAAGCCGAAAGGCTTGGCGCCGTCATTGGCTCCGATCTGACCAAGCAGGCCGACGAATTCAACGACAATCTGCTGCGCCTTAGTGTCGTGTCATCTGCCGCCGGGCGCGCTCTGGCTGAAAACCTGCTGCCATCCCTGATTCAGTTTTCGTCCGAAGCCCTCATCGCCATCAAGAATTCCGATGGCCTGTTCGATGCCTTCGTTCGTTACGGCGTGATGAAGTCACTCAACTTCAAGACCCCGACCGAAAGCCTGGCAGCACTCAACAAGGAAGCGCAGAAGCTCGAAGACACAATCAGCATCGGCCGTGGAAAGACCGGAGACGATGAGCGGCTGCGTAAGGTGCAGCAGGAAATCGGCTATTACACGCAACTCGAAAACATAAAGAATGGCACCGGCAAGCCACCGGCAGCAGTCGGCGGAACGGAACCTATCAAGCGCACGCCAGCGGCTACCGGTGGTGCGAAATCAGGCGGTGGCGCCAAGTCGCAGGCCGACGACGCCGCCCGGCTGATCACCTCGTTGCGCGAGCAGGTCGCACTCAAGGAAGTCGACCTGCAATCGACCGACAAGATGACCGCCGCAGAGAAGGAATCGGCAAAGGTCAAGTATCAGCTCGAAGCCGGCATCCTCAAGGCCACCGGCGCCCAGCGCGAGGCGATCTTCGCCAGCCTGGACAACCTGGCCACGCTCGAAAAGCTGGTCACTGCGCAGGAAGATTACCGCAAGGCGCTGGAATCCGCCGAAGGCACCAACACCAAGAACCGCCAGGCGATGTTCGAGCAGATCGAGGCCGCCGAGAAAGCCGCCGAGCTGTTCGGCCTCAACGCCGCGCAGATCAGCGTCGTCGAGCAGGCGCGGCTGGCCGATGCCATCGCCATCGCCAAGCAGAACGGCGCCAGCGAGGACCAGATCGCCGTCCTCGAAGAAGAACTCGCCCTGCGCGAAAAGTTGTCCGGGGCGCTGATCAAGGGCGAGGAAAAATCGCAGCAGCAGAAGGATGCCGAGGACGCGATCAAGGCAGTCGGAGAAATGGATGAATTCGCCAAGCAGGCGGCGCGCAACATGGAAACCGCCTTCGCCGACTTCTTCATGGCCTCCGCCGACGGCTTCGACGACATCGCCAGCAATTTCGGCAAGGCGGTGCAGCGCATGATCGCCGAAGCGGCCAGCGCGCAACTGCTCAAGCTGCTGTTTGGCGACATGGGCAAGACCGGAAACATCGAGGGCATTGCCGGCAAGGGCCTTTCGTGGCTCGCCGACCTCCTTCCAAGTTTCGATGTCGGCACCGATTACGTCCCGCGCGACATGGTGGCGCAAATCCACAAGGGCGAACGCATCGTGCCGGCCGCCCAAAATAACCAGTCGGCTAGCGCCGGCCAGCCCGTCGTGCAACACATGAACTTCTACGGCTCCGCCGAACCCGCGCAGGTCAAGCGCGCCGCCGCTGCCGGGGCGCGTTCGGTGCTGGGCGTGGCAAACGGAGCGCGCCGCTATGGCTGATTTCCTCGAAGAACGCATTTCCGACCTGATCCGCTACGGTTCGAACTGGCAGGACGAATTCGCCGTCGAAATCACGCGCAGCTCGGGCGGCAGCGAAGACCGGCGCCTTATCCATCCCTACCCGGTGCGCCGCGTCGATGTCTCCTACATGCTCGACAGCGACCGCCTGTGGACCGAGCTGGTCAACGTCTATGCGCGCGCCCACGGCACCTTCGCCGGTTTCCGCGCACGATGCTTCGACGAGTGGAGTACCAACGGTCCCAAGGGCGCGCCAACGGCCTTCGACCATGCGACGCTGCAAGTAACCCTTGGTTCCGCCTACCAGATCAGGAAATTCTACGGCATCGACAAAACCGCAGGCGCCACAGGCTATCCGTGCAGGGTCATCAAGAAGCCGGTGGCCGGAACCGTCAAGTGCGCCATCGGCACGGTGGAAATGGCAAAGTCCGGTGCTACATGGGATGTCGATACCACCACCGGAATCATCAGCTTTCCAGCCAACGGCAGCGCCACGATCACCAGCATCAGCCAGGCGACGCAGGCGGTGATTGCCTATTCAGGCTTGTCCGGCGCTATTTACGCCGGTCAGAGCATCCTGATCACCGGCGTCGGCGGCATGACGCAAATCAACAACAAGCGCGCACTCGTTGTTTATGTAACGCTTTCGCATATCACCATCGACCTCAACACGACCGCCTATTCCACCTATACCTCGGGTGGCGGCGTGAACACGCGCCCGCAATCGGGCGAAACGGTCTATGCCGGCTGCGAGTTCGACTTCCCGGTGCGCTTCGATTCCACGCTGCCGGTCGGTCAGGATTACCCCGGCTGGCGGCCGGTCGAGTCGGTGCAGATGGTGGAAATCCTCAACCCATGAAAGCCACCGTCGCGCCGCATGAAACTGGCGTCAAGTGCCTGCGCATCGAATGCACCGACGGCACCATCATTCGCCTGACGCGCTACCCGTTCGACCTGACCATGAGCAACGGCCAGATCTATCTGTCGACGGCGGGCGCCGATCTTTCGGCCTATGATTCGACCACGGCCTTTTCCGCATCGGCGGTCGACCTCGACGGTTTTGTCGGCTATGCCGGCATCACCCGCGACAAGATCGCCTCGGGCGTCTTCGACAACGCCCGCGCCTACCTCTTCGCCACCAGCTTCCTGGCGCCGGTCGAGGACTACGAGCCCATCGTGTCCAGCATCGTCGGCAAGACCACGCTGGAAGACGACGTGTGGAAAGCCGAGGAAATGGCGCTGGTCGATGCGCTGGGGCAGGCGGTCGGCCTGTCCTACCAGGCGGCGTGTTCGCGCACCTTCGGAGATGCCGGCTGCACGGTCAGCCTCGCCGCGATCACCGAAGTCGGCGCAATCACCCATGTGACCAGCCAATCGAGTTTCCGCGATTCGTCGCGCACCGAAGCGGCAGACTATTTCGGCGGCGGCACGATCAGCTTCACCTCGGGGCCGAATGTCGGGCTGAAGCCGCTGGAAATCCGCAGCTACGCACTGGACGGCAGCATCGTCACCTATGAATCCGCCTATTACACGGTCGAAGTCGGCCACACCTTCACCATAACTCCGGGCTGCCGCAAGACGCTGGCCGCCTGCAAGGTGCACCAGGGGCATGTGCTGAACCATTTCGGCTTTCCCGACGCGCCGACCTCGTCGGTCTATGCGCAGATCGGGTCCAAATGACGGTCGACGACATCCTCGCCGCTGCCCGTTCGGCACTTGGTACGCCGTTCGTCCATCAGGGCCGGCAGTCCGGCAAGGGGCTGGACTGTGCCGGGCTGCTGATCCATGTCGCCCGCCAGCTTGAAGTCGATCACAGCGATGCCGGCGGCTATGCGCGCCGCCCGTCCGGGGGCTTGCTGGAGTCCATGCTCGATGCGCAGCCGGGCATCCATCGCGTCACCGGCCAGCCGCAAGCGGGCGACCTTGTTCTGATGCGTTTCCTTGGTGCGCCGCAGCATCTTGCCGTCTGTGCCGGCGACACCATCGTTCATGCCTACGAAACCGTCGGCAAGGTCTGCGAGCATAACTTTTCGCCCGCGTGGCGTTCGCGTGTCGTCCGCGTCTATCGGTTCAACGGGGTAGAAAATGAGTAGTCCAGGCCAGATCGTCGGTGGCGTACTAGGCGCGGTTGTAGGCTTCTTCACGCCGGCCGGGCCGATTATCGGTGCGCAAATCGGCATGATGGTCGGCGGCTTCATCGACCCGCCCAAAGGTCCGAACATCACGGGGCCGCGCCTCTCCGATCTCTCGCAGCAAACCGCCTCGCTTGGCCTCGTCATTCCGCGCCTGTACGGCACTGCCGCGCTGTTCGGAAATATCTTCTGGATCGAGAACAACCAGTTGAAGGAGGTCGAGGCGACCGAAGAGCAGGGCGGCAAGGGTGGCGGCGGGGCAGAGGTCACGACCTATTCGTATTTCGGCACCTTTGCGCTGGGCCTGTGCCATGGGCCGATTGACGGCATCAAGCGCATCTGGATCGGCGGCAAGCTGATTTACGACGCTTCAGCCACCACGGTTTCCGCCGAGCTGGCAACATCCGAAGCGCTCGGCATTTCATCTCCGCTGCGCTCTGGGTCAGCCGTGGTCGGGCTGGAAGGCACGACGATGGCTTTCTACTACGGCGGGCCGGATCAGCCTGCCGATCCGCGCATGCAGGCCGCGCTCGGCGTCGATAACTGCCCGGCCTATCGCGGGCTGGCTTACATCGTCTTCTATGACCTGCCGCTCAAAGATTTTGGAAATACCCTGCTCGGGGCGCAGATCAAGGTCGAGGTGGTTGGGCAGGGGTCGCTTGTGCCATCCACCGCAAATACGATGGTGCAAAACGGTGTTGTACCGAGTTGGGAGCCAGGAATCGGCCCGTTTAATCCGCGCCTTGAAAACGGAGTGTTCACCGCCGATATGCCGGATGGCCAATATGCGGTCGCACTCAACGGCGTTCGCTGCGCGCCTCGCGGAAACACGACGCTCGGCACTTGGGAAGACCCGGATGATCCGGCCTATGACCGCTTCGTCGTCGGGGTGCTGCACGATGCGGCGGGCAATGATGTCGTTGTCACCTATCGCGGCACCGGGTTTGCTTATGCAACGGGCGACCTGCGGCTCGGAGGAACCGTCATCGCCACTCGCGTCAACGATGATTCAGACGATTTCCTTGGCGCGGCGACCGACCCGGTAAGTAATCGGCTTTATGTGATGATTGACAATACCGGGCTTCCCGCCGGAACGCGCTTAAAAATTTACGAAGCGGACGGAACATTGGTCAGCGATCAGGCGGCGGTAATCAACAATCTTGCTCCGATCAATAACCTGTCTTACCCCCTGATTCCAGGCTTCGCAATCATGTGGTGCGTCGAAGCTGGCGGAAAGTACCTGTGGTCTTTCAGCATCTATAGCAATGCTGGAGATAATCCATTCAACGTCTATCGCATCAACGATGACGGAACGGTGACTTATGAGCGGCGGGCATGGTTTACGTCCGGGGCATCGCCATCGCCATTCGATGGCTCAAAAGGCGCAATGGCCGCCGCCAACGGGTTTTGCGCGTTGCTGACAAATTCCGGCGGGTTTGCCGTCCTTTCCAGAAATGACGCCATCTCGCCGGACCTGATTCCGCTTTCCGAGATCGTCGAAACCGAGTGCCTGCTGTCCAACCTGCTTGAATCGGCAGACATCGACGCGAGCGACCTCGATTCTGACATGGTG